GCTCGTTTGATAAAATCACTTTCTGCTGTTACATTTGATTGTGATTCTAACCATTCTTGCTTTTGAGCCTCGAAGTCTTCTTGTGTTAAATAACCTAATTCTTTGGCTTTAGAGCGCACCAAATCTTCATTTAGTTCTGGTGCTTGCTCCTCAACCGCTGGAGGTTGGGACACGTTATCTTCTGCGACAGCCTCTTCCACCATCACATCTTTTATAGGTTCTTCCGTTTCTGCAACGGGAGTTTCGTTTTCTACTACTTCAGTTGCCTCTTGTGCAACCTCTTCTGATTTCAAAGAACTATATTCGTCCTTGCTTTTTCCTAAGCTAGTGTTTATTTCTATTCCGTCCATAATAAATTAAATTGATATATACAAAATTAATAAGATTTTTTAACAAAAACCTAAGCCTGTGTTTGACCCGTTGATGCGGCTCTTTTCTGTGCGTCATCTGCTGGTCTAGGTGTGCTTCTTGCAGGCTGCGGTATTCCCCGCTGACCGCCACCACCACTAGGTACGGAATTAGGCTTAGATGTTAATGAAGAAGATGTTCTTCCACTTGGAGTGTTGTTTAATACCTCTGTTTCTGCGTCCATATTCATACTTGTTTTTATCAAGTCTTGGTCTACTTCGCCTTTTAAAACAGTTCCTAATCTTCCTTCGCCCGCTTTTACTTTCTCTAATTCAGCCTTAAATTGATACTCAGCTTGCATTTTTTGCATAGCGAAACTATGCTCTATTTTCATTAATTCTAAGTCTGCTGCTTTTGCCGCTTGATTACTTTGAATCTGAATTTGACCATTAGCTTGCTGTAATTCAATAGAGCGCTGATGCGCCTTCTGCATAAACTTGTCTGCCGCTCTAGCTAGATATTCGTTAGCTGCTTTATAGCTTCCCGCTTCTAATACCTCTCTTGACCTATTAGCTTCTGCCACTGATATTTGCCCTTGTTGTATCGCAATTTTAACAGACTCTTCAAACAATGCTTTTTGTTGTTCTGACGGCTTAAACTTAATTGATATGCCTAATTCAGCATTTGTAAGTTCTTTACTTGCTTTAAGCACTTCTACTCGCAAGCTACCCATAGCCATTTTATAGCCGTTAACTTTTATGCCTCTAGCTATATTATGCTTAATCATTAAAGCTATCCTATCTGATGTGCGCTCTATGATATTAGTGTATGCGTCTGTAAGTTGTTTTGTTGCGGAGTTATAAGCAGATTCTCTATTTTCTTCTACGCCTACTAAAGCACCTTTAGCCGCTGCCGTTCCATCAATAGTAGGGTTTATACCACTTACTTGATACATTTGACTCACCCAATGATTGTATATCCCTACTAATCTCTCTACGTCTGATGATAACCCGTTTTCTAATTCTCTTATAGGAGGTTGACCCGTTAAGGTTTGAGGTCTACCATTCTTATCGTGAGAGCGGTAGTATATTCTACCCGTCTTATCGTAAATCTCTGCTAGTCCTTTGTCGTCTACCAAACCGCTACCCATTCCAGATGTAACCCCTTGTAGGGCGGAAATATCTATTGCAACGTTCTTTGGTCTTGCCTGACTAATTAAGTGCTGTATCTTCTGCTCTATATTAATCATTTGACGTACATAAGGAATCATTGATTCAGTCATCCCTTGACTCATAGTATCTTGCACGTTAGGCGTATAGAATACTATGTCAAATTCTGCATTAGTGTCAATTACCTTGTCCTTAATGCGTCTTACTATGTCGTTTTTCTTTTTGTACCCGAAACATTTATTTGTATCGCATACTAAATAACCCTCGTAAATGTCTATAACAGACTTTCTAATTACTTCTGTTACGCCTCTTTTCTTAACTTTCTTTCCTTCTTCATCCTCGTAATACTCTGTGTAATTACTAGGTACTTTATCAAATGATACGCTATTTCCCTTCTTAGACTTTTTCTCTCTCCATACCTTGTGGTTTTCAGACTTGAATTGCCCAAACATAACAAGAACATTAAAGTTATCATATTCATTTGAAGTTATCCCTTCTTGGTAGTAAGAACCAAATGACCAACTCTGATTAGATACGCTTCCTTTATTTCCTGCATATCTCTTTGCTATGTCAAATAGTTCTGATTCTGATAACTCTCCGTTTGAACGTTGTCTTAGTTCATTTATAGTCATCTCTAGCACTATGCCCACATAGGTTGCGTCTGATGCGTCTGGCTTAGTGAAATAAGAGTATATTAAGTTTTTTCTGTCTATTGCTTCTGTTATAATGTTACCGTTTATATCGAACCTAGTCCAAGTTCCTGCGCTGTCTAAAACGTGCAAATCCCTTGATATAGTTTTCTTTATTTCCTCGAAACTATTGTTTGCGTAAACATATCGTATTCCATTTTCAATAGACTCTTCTTCTTCTGTTTTCCAATTTAATTCTGCATCAAATTGTACTTCGTCTATTGTGTCTGGAGCGTCTTTTACCTCTTCTTTTATCTTGTCTAAGCCCGATGTGTCTTGACCTTGCGCTTCCATCTTAGCGATAGCGGCTTTAATCTTAACCTTACCGAACATCTCTTTCATTCGGTTATCTAACTTGTCTGTACTGTCCTTGTCTATTGCCGTAGCAATTACATCGTAAGGTCTGTCTATTAGCTTGTTAGAAGAAATGTTGATTAGGTTCTTTAATACCCCTGCTGCTGCGGGAGTGAAATCTTTAGATAATAATGATGTATTACCATCTTCTAAAGTATCTCTGTCTTTATACTCCTCAATTGAAGGCGTACCCATAGCAAAGTTCCGTAAAGTAACGAACTTCTTTCTTTGGTCGAAAAAGTTATTAGCATCCTTACTATGCTCACCCCACATAGCCCTAAGATAAGCTAGACCATACTCTCGTGTAGCTTTCTTCTCTTCAGAATCAAATGGGTTTGGGAATCCTCTAAAGGATTTTTGAGCTTTTATATTATCCAAGTTGCTGAATTTCTTTTTACAAAGATACTAAAATTAAGATTAATTAACTATAAAGTTATTTAACCTTATATATCTTATGAAAACTCATTACATTAAAGTCTGCGGGAGCGGATAATTCTGACGTATCTATATTCATTCTACTCATTTTACACGCTAGTATTGCTATCATATATGCCACCGTTGCATCGTAGGGAGTCCAATTGTCTACCTCGAAATCTTGTAAATCTTCTATTAGGTTAGGGAATGGCATTGAGCCGTAAGCAGGGCTACCCGTTTGGTCTACTTCAATATAACCTATATCATCTACAATATGCGCTCTAGTGACGTTTACTAGGTTCTCTCGTATTCCTCCATTAGTTGCGTTATAAAAGCCTCTTTCTTTAAACTTTTTCTTTTGGTCTTTCTCTAATTCGTTATACATTAGGTATTCTTCACATCTCTTATTCTCGAAATGACGAATCAATACTGACCCTGCGTTATTCTCTACGAACACTCTAGCTGAATAGAATACAGCCATCATTATCATATCCTCTGCAAAGTCTGTTGGGTGGTCTTGTCTATATAGATATTCGCATACAGCTTTAGGTGTTTTATTTCCCATATAACCTATATCAAGAACTGCGTAAGCTGCGTTATCTGAGCCGCTTCCTACTACGGGTGCTTTAAGGTTTGTAGGGTCAATACCTATTCTAACGTGTTCTCTTGTTGGTTCTCTACCGTATTCTGATATTCTGTATTGGTTTCTATCTTCTGTTGGCGGCATCCACGCAACAGTCCATCTACCGTTTTCTTTATCTTCTTGAAAACCTACTTCGTTTTCTTCTCCGTTTTTCCAATAGAAGTTACCTCGTCTGTTTTCTGCGTAAATACCTTCATCTTCGTTATATTGTGATTGCTGCTGTATCTTAGCTAACGCCCAAGGACTTGCTGTTGATTCCATTAACCACATATCAGATTCTCTTAATGGATATTTCCTTCTGTATGATATAAGCTCAGAGCCACTTAATCTAGCCATTTCAGCTTCGTGAAACCTTCTAGCGTATTCTCTATCTGAATACCCCCACTCATCAACCTTATACCCGTAATCAGCAGGTATAAA